TAGAATTAGAATTAGAATTAGAATTAGAATTAGAATTTGGTCCAGATGGACCATTACCAGATGGACCATTACCAGATGGACCATTACTAGAAGAACCATTACTAGAAGAACCATTACTAGAAGAACCATTACTAGAAGAACCCATGTTTCCAAAAAGACCTGAAGCACCACCACGTTTTGATTTACTTTTTCCTAATTTAACAAAGCCAAAGGTTCCTTTCTTTGTACCATATCCTGATCTTACTAAACGATTTTCTTTTTTAGCAGTTGAGTGTTTTGCACGAGAAACAATACGTCCATGTTTATTTTGCATTAAATTAGATTTTGTAAGACCACCTGAGGTTTTAAATGCTGTTCCATGCCATACTTGTGCACGTGTTCCAATTAACATATCAAAACCTTTACCTTGTACTTTATATTTTCCACTTTCACTTTTTGTAAAACGCGTCATTATAAAGTTATAAGAGAAAATATATTTCTTCTAAATAAAATCAGATAAAAATATTCAAAAAAAAAAAGTAAAATATATTAAAAAATATAAAAATTTAAATTTTAAAAAGAATTTCTTGGGGGGGAACCACTACCTCCAGGTTGACCCTCTGTACGTCCAAGATAATTAATTGATAGTGGTTTACCTAAATAAAAATTGCCAAATTGTGTGATTCCTCCGTATCTACCTATGATTTGAACTTGTTGTGATGAACCGCCTAATATTAATCGTTGTGATATTCGCATTTTATTTGATATGTTTGCATAATTCGTATTAAAACTACGATTCATTTTAAAATTAAGAGGTCTTGGTTGTATATAATTTACTAAATTATGTTTATGTTTTACAAGTAATGAACTTAGTGTCATTTTATAATATATACTATAAAATATTATACTATTTACTAAAAATTTTATAAAAAATAAAATTGAAAACATAATTAAAAATAATATTATATAAATAATTAAGTAAAATGAACACTAGTGACTTAATCCTCGCAAATAAATATCAACAAAAATCTGATAAGCAACATATTTTGGATAACCCAGATACATATATCGGTTCTGTAGAAGAAATAGATTCTGATTTATGGATTTTAAACTTAAATGAAGATAAAATTATAGAAAAAAATATTAAATACATTCCTGGGTTATTTAAATTATTTGATGAAGGAATAGTTAATTGTAGAGATCATGTTGTAAGAATGCAACAAGCCATATTAAATAATCAGGAAAATATTCTACCTGTCACAAACATTGATATATCTATTCAAGATGATGGAACTATTATTATGATAAATGACGGAAATGGAATTGATGTTGCACAACATCCTGAACACAAAGTATGGATTCCTGAATTAATATTTGGTCATCTTCGTACTTCCACTAACTATGATAAAACAGAAAAAAAAATTGTTGGTGGGAAAAACGGATTTGGGTTTAAATTAGTTCTTATTTGGTCTACTTATGGTTACATAGAAACAATTGATCATATAAGAGGATTAAAATATACTCAAGAATTTAAAAATAATTTAGATGAGATAGAAAAACCAACGATTACTAAATGTAAGACAAAACCTTATACTAAAATTGTATTTAAACCTGATTATAAGCGTCTTGGTATAACCGGACTAAGTAGTGACTTTATTTCTCTATTAAAAAAAAGAATTTATGATATTGCTGCTATTACTGATAAAGCATTAAAAGTAAAATGTAATTCTAAATTGATTCCTGTTAAAAATTTTCAACATTATATTGATATGTATATTGGAGATAAAAGTGTATCTCCAAGAGTATATGAAGAAAATGGTGAACGTTGGGAATATGCAGTTGCATTAACATCTACAAATGAATTTGTACAAATTTCTTTTGTAAATGGTATTCATACTGCAAAAGGAGGAAAACATGTAGAATATATTTTAAATCAAATTACACGAAAATTAGTTGAATATATTGAAAAGAAAAAAAAAATAAAAGTAAATCCAAATAGTATTAAAGAACAACTTGTTTTATTTATAAGATGTGATGTTGAAAATCCTGCGTTTGATAGTCAGACAAAAGATTATATGAATACACCTTCTTCAAAATTTGGTTCTAAATGCGAAGTAACAGATAAATTCATAGAAAAAGTTGCAAAAATGGGTGTTATGGATGCAGCATGTGCTTTAACAGAAGTCAAAGAAAATAAGGCAGCAAAAAAGACAGATGGAACAAAAAGTAAAAATGTTCGTGGAATTCCTAAGTTAACTGATGCGAATTGGGCAGGAACAGATAAATCAAAAGATTGTATTATTATCTTTTGTGAAGGAGATTCAGCCAAAGCAGGTATTATTTCTGGGTTGTCTTCTGATGATCGTAATACAATGGGTGTTTATCCAATGAAAGGTAAGATATTAAATGTTCGTGGTGAAAATGTGAAAAAAATTTCTGAAAATAAAGAAATTGCAGAAATTAAAAAAATATTGGGTTTAGAATCTGGGAAAAAATACAAGGATATTGAAGATGTTTATAAAAATTTAAGATATGGAAAAATACTATTTATGACAGATCAAGATTTAGATGGAAGTCATATTAAAGGGTTAGGAATTAATCTATTTGATTCTGAATGGTCGTCTTTAACAGAGATTCCTGGATTTATTGGATTTATGAATACTCCCATTTTAAAAGCAACAAAAAATTCAAATGAATTGCAATTTTATAACGATGGTGAGTATGAAAAATGGAAAGAAACGAATGATGTAAAAGGATGGAAAGTTAAATATTATAAAGGGTTAGGTACGAGTACTGGAAAAGAATTTCGTGAATATTTTGAAAAAAAGAAAATTGTTGGTTTTGAACATAGTGGTAAAAATACTATAAATGCAATTGATATGGTTTTTAATAAAAAAAGAGCAGATGATAGAAAGGATTGGTTAGAAAATTATGATCGTAAATCTTATCTAGATACAGCAAAATCTAGTGTCTCTTATGAAGAGTTTATTCATAAAGAATTAATTCATTTTTCAAAATATGATTGTGATCGTAGTATTCCTAATTTAATGGATGGATTAAAAATTAGTTTACGAAAAATATTATATTCTGCTTTTAAAAAGAATTTAACAAATGAAATTAAAGTTGCGCAATTTAGTGGTTATGTTTCTGAACATTCAGGATATCATCATGGTGAAGCAAGTTTAAATGGAGCAATTGTTGGAATGGCTCAAAATTTTGTTGGTTCAAACAATATTAATTTGCTTCTTCCGAATGGACAATTTGGAACAAGATTACAAGGTGGAAAAGATAGTGCATCTGAAAGATATATATTTACAATGTTAAATAAAATTACACGAACCATTTATCCTACACTTGATGATAACATTTTAGAATATTTAAATGATGATGGACAAATGGTTGAACCATTGTACTATATTCCTATTATTCCAATGGTATTAGTGAATGGAACAAAAGGAATTGGAACAGGGTTTAGTACAGATGTCATGTGTTATAATCCTTTAGAAATTATTAGTTATATTAAAGATAAATTGAAAGGAAAAACTTTTAGTATAAATAATAAATTTATTCCTTATTATGAAGGATTTAAAGGCACAATTGAACAAATAGAAAATGAAAAATTCTTAATTAAAGGTTGTTATGAAAAAGTCGGAACAGATAAAATAAGAGTCACTGAACTCCCAATTGGATTTTGGACAGAAGATTTTAAGGAATTACTTGAAAAATTAATTGAACCAGAAGTAGGAAAAGACGGAAAAAAAAGTGTTTCAATAATCAAAGATTATGATGATATGAGTAAAGATGTAAATGTTGATTTTACAATTGAATTTGCAAAGGGAAAACTACAAGAAGTTGAATTAATAAAAGCAGACTATGGATGCAATGGTCTTCAAAAGATACTAAAATTATATACAACAAATACCAATACAAATATGCATTTATTTAATGCAAATGATAAATTACATAAGTATGAATCCGTAGAAGAAATTATTGATGACTATTATGTAACACGTTTAAAAATGTATCAAACTAGAAAGGATTATATTATCTCTTCATTAGAAAAAGAGCTCCTTTTATTAACTAACAAATCTAGATATATTAGTGAGATTTTAAATGATACAATTGATTTACGAAAGAAAAAGAAAGATGATATAGTAAATTTATTATCTAGTAAAGGTTATACCATGATGAATGATGATACAGAATTTAAATATCTCATTAAAATGCCTATGGATAGTGTTACAGAAGAAAATGTAAAAAAATTAAACGCAGATTATAGTAATAAAGAAATAGAATTAACTACTATAAAAAATACAACCATTTATCAAATGTGGGAAAGTGAATTAGATAAATTATTACAAGAATATTTAGAATATAAAGAAGAGAGAGAAAGAATGATGAGTGATTCAGATAGTAAAATCATAAAAAAAAAAATAGTATCTAAGAGTATTGTAAAAAAAGTATTACAAAAAAAATAAGTGAATATATTAACCACCTCTTAATCGTAAAACAAGATGTAATGTTGATTCTTTTTGAATATTATAATCAGATAAAGAACGACCATCTTCTAGTTGTTTTCCAGCAAATATTAAACGTTGTTGGTCAGGAGGTATTCCTTCTTTATCTTGTATTTTTTGTTTGATTGCATCAATAGTATCACTTGGTTCAACTTCCAAAGTAATAGTTTTTCCAGTAAGTGTTTTTACAAAAATTTGCATTTTATCTCTATAAAATCATATAAAATATCTTTTTATATAATTTTTATTACTAAGTATTATACTATCTTTTATATTTTACACCTTTGAATATTTTAGAACCATGATTTCAACAATAATTGTCTATCAGTATTATCTGCCATGATTGGATGAGCAATAGGTACAACTAGTGTACTTGCATCATCTATATATTTCATATATCCTTGTGCTTCACTATAAACTTGTTGAATACAATAGTTTAAAACCATTTTATTTAATTGATTTATTTGTTCAGGAATATTATTAACTTGATTGGCTGCATGTTGTAAAAATACACTACGCATAATTATTTTTAAAGAGTCACAATCTTGAGGTCCAATCGTATATTGTCCGTTTGATTTTTTATAAACACCAGCACGAATTCCATTTTGTAAAATTTGAATATTTTCTTTAGAAAAAAAGGCTATTGATAAGCTAGTATCATCCCATAATCCTTCAGTTGGGTTCCTAAATGTTACACATTGATTTGCAGGTATTTTGTCATACATTTTAAATAAATCAGAAGTATTAGGAGTTTTTATATCTACACGTCCATTGGTTGTTTTATTCATTTATATTACTCTTATAGAAAAAATTATATATATTTATTTTATATATTTATTTTATATACAATGGGAATTGGTAATTTTCAAAAAATAGTATTATTTGGTGCTATCATTATTTTAATTATTGCTTTAGTAATAATTGGAATTGCATTATCAGTTTCAAAAAATAAAGTTAAATGGCCACCAATCGTACCTGAATGTCCAGATTGGTGGGCAAGTGATGGATCAGGAAATAATTCTACATGTATAAATATAAAAGATTTAGGAGTTTGTGCTCCGCCAACTGGTGTGCCTCATCAAATTATGAATTTTAATACTCAAACATACACTGGTTCAAATGGAAAATGTGCAAAATATACATGGGCGAATAATTGCAATGTTTCATGGGATGGAATAACCTATGGTGTTGAAAATCCATGTAATTCATCATCAGATTCATCATCATCATGTTCTTAAAAATATATATTAGGAATAAATTATGTATAATTATTATAAATACAATTATAATTTATAATATTTATTAAAAAATAAAATATATAATAAATGAAGACAAATAGATATTATATATATAAAAAAATACAAAATTTACCAGATGAGTTAATACGATTAGTAAAAGAATATATTCCAACCATTGTAATTGTTTTTATGAATAAAGAAAATTATTATTTATATCATTCTTACATTAAAAAATATATTATTAACTATGAAAATTATATTCGCGATACTATTCGTCGCGATCACTCCTTTACATTTAACAAAATTTTGGAAGAAAATTATAAAAAATGGTTAAACACAAAAAAATATATTTATAAAAACATTATTTATATAAATTATATTTATTTTATTATTGATTATTGTATTGAAAATTCATCTACACAATGTAGAAACATAATAAATATTTTTTTAAGACAAAATGGATTGTGTCAAAATCAACATAAAAAGAATATTTCTAAACATATAAGATGGAAAACTTAAACATAAATAATATATTAAATAGAGAAGAAAAGGTTATTTTTATAAAAAAGATATTAAATTCTTTTGAAGAAAATAAAGGAAATAAACTTTTTAAACATGGAATTTATGTTTATGGAAGTCCTGGTTCTGGTAAGACAAAATTTGTTACAAATATATTAAAAGAATTGGACTATGATATTATTAAATATGATGCTAGTGATATAAGAAATACATCTATCATTGAAGAAATTACAAAACATAATATATCAGATAGAAATATTATTAGTCTTTTTAATAAAAAAACGAAGAAGATAGCTATTATTATGGATGAAATTGATGGAATGAATAGTGGTGATAAAGGTGGAATTAATACACTCATTAAACTAATTAGACCTAAAAAAACGAAAAAACAAATAAACGAAGAAATTATTGTTAATCCAATTATTTGTATAGGAAATTATCGTATTGATAAAAAAATTAAAGAACTTATGAAAGTTTGTAACATAGTAGAGTTATTAACTCCTACCGATAAAGAAATGATAAATATTATTGATTCAATGTTACCTTCCATTAATTCAAATATTAAAATAAACATGATTCATTACATTCAAGGAGATTTAAGAAAACTAAATAATATTTATCATATTTATAAAACAAAACCCGATATATTTAAAAATAATGTTATTGATAAAATATTTCAAATGAAATCATTTAATGATGACGCAAAAAAAATAACACATACTCTTATTAATAATCAGTATAATATGAATGAACATATCAATATTATGAATGAAACAGATAGAACAAGTGTTGGACTCTTGTGGCATGAAAATATAATTGATATGATTGATAAAGTGGATAAAAAAACATCTATTCCTTTTTATATTAATCAACTTGATAATATTTGTTTTGCTGATTACATTGATAGAATTACATTTCAAAATCAAATATGGCAATTTAATGAAATGAGTTCATTAATTAAAACCTTTAAAAATAATAAATTATATCATGAATTCTTTCATGGAAAACAAAAAACAAAATGTTCTGAAATTAGATTTACCAAAGTTTTAACAAAATATTCCACAGAATATAATAACTCATTATTTATTCAAAAATTATGTCAAAAATTGGGAATGGATAAAAAAGATTTATATGGTTTTTTTTATAATTTAAAATTTAGAATTGATAATCTAAATGAATTAGCTAATTTATTAGAAAATTATGAAATAACACATTTAGATATTAATCGTATCAATCGATATATAGAAAAATATGTAAAAGAAAATGCCCAGGGGATATTAGATAAAGAAATAGAAATTGATGAAGAAGTTGAAATCTAAAAATCAAAATTATTCATTAACCCTCCTGAAAAAAAATTAACTTGTGAAATATTTGAAGGAATAAGTATTTCATATTTTTTAACTAAATCAATTTTTTTATTTATTGAAACTATATCTGATGTTAAAAATCTTAGTAAATCTTTTTTTTTCATATTGATTGAAATATTTTGTAGTATTATTGGATCAATATCTTTTTTATTTATTTCAAATCTGTCATCGCATCCGTATGTTATATTATATATATTTGGAATTATTGATAGATCATCTACTTTACTACTACTACTTAACATTTGTTTTCTTGTTATTTTTAAAATAAAAAAAAAAATATATAGCATCTTTTATAATATACTTTTTTAATATATTATAAAAAGTTATTATTATGTTATAATTTTATTAATTTATATATATTTTTATGTAACTAATTGAACTACGTTATCTATAATAAAAAGGTCATTTTCATCTAAGCTATAATAACATTTACAAATGTTATAGTAATTTGTTAAACACCCATGATAAGTATTATTTATTTTTTGTTTTATTGTCTTATAGTCATTATAAACAAGTATTCTTAAAAAGGTATTATATAATCTCTGTTTATATTTATATGAACTTACGTGTGAAAAAGAAGGATATGATTTAATTTTAACACTTTGTGAGATTGATATAATATTTTTTGAGGTTATTAAAAAGAATAATGATAAAAAGTATAATGAATACATCATTTGATTAATTGTTATTATAAGATTATATTTTTTTATTTTTAATTTCATTTTTATTTTATTTACTTATATATTATTTTGTTTTATTTAGTTTTATTTAGTTTTATTTAAATTCCATTTTTTTTCAATTTCATTATCATATGGAATTTTTAAATGAGAAAAGTAATGCATTGGTGATAAATAGTAAATTGTTCTTGAACCATTTTTACTTTTACATTCACCTGTTGATAATTGTACCTTAAAAAAATTTTTATCTTCTTTTGACCCTACAAATTCTGAATAATATAATCCTGATTCTGCATCTCTAATACGTGTTCCTATATTTCCTGATGTATATACTTCAATTTTTGTACGTTTTTTAATTCCATCAACACGAGTTATGTATCTATATATAACATTATATCCTGAATCATATGACTTTGCATTTTTAATTTCATTATCATAATCATTTGCTTCTGTAGGACTAAATCTATTATCATAATATTCCATTTGAACAAACTATTATAATAATTATAATGTTATTTTTTTAAGTATCTTTTATAAATTATATCAATGTCAATATCAATATCAATAGTAAATATGATTATATTTGTTATATTTTTATTTCATTTTATCTTCTAAATATTTTAATTTATCTTTTAAATAAGTATTTTCTAACATTAATTCTTGTATTAATATCGTCATATCATCTATTTGTTTTCGATATGTTTTGACAATATCATTTACACCATTATCATTATTAATAAAACTTGACTGATACATTTTTTTATATTCCATTTCTTTTATTTTTTGTTCTTGAATCATTTTCTCTCTATTCCTAGTAATATCTTCTATTTGTTTCAAGACATCAGGTTTATTTTCAGGTTTTCCTGGTTGATAATTATTTAATAATTCATCAATATCTTTCATAAAAAATTGCAAAATATCCGGTTCTTTTATAAATATATCAGGTGTCAAAATTGTTTCATTTACAAACTTATTTGTTCCTTGATTTAGTAATTGTTTTTTATCAAAAGAATTATGATTATGTGAAAATACTAAAATAGATTTCATTGAATCTAATTGAATAAATGGAATCGTATAATTTTTCAAAAAATACTTTTCTTCTGCTAAACATGCAGTTTCATCATATTTTGTTTGCTGTAATAACTCTTTTCTAAATGCAAAAGTAGCAGCTGTAGCGTGATTGGGACCATAAGGACCAAATTTATACATTTTATTTATATGTTTAAAGTATATAAACATTTCACTTGATCCTGCACACAAAGCTTGAGGATTTTTTTGTAATGTTTCAACAGCATGACTAATTCTTTCAGGAGGATAATAGTCATCATCATCCATATAAATTATTATATCACCACATGATTTTTCATGTGAAATATTTCGTTTTTTACCTAAAGATAATTTATCATTATATTTAAAGTATTTTACTTGTGAAATATGTGATACTAAGTCTTCAATTTTATCTGTTCCATCATCAACAATAATCCATTCTAATCTGTCTTTTGGATAGGTTTGATGTTCAAAACATTTTATCATATATGGAATAAATGGACGACGATTAAATGTGGGAGTACATATACTTACCATTGGAAAAGTAGAACTTTCATTTTCTTTTTGTTCCTTTTGTTGATTTTGTTTGCTTTTTTCTTTTTTCTTTTGTTTGCTTTTTTCTTTTGTATTCGCCATAATATAAAATATATATTTGTATTTTTATATTATATTTTTAACATTATATTTTTATAAATATAAATTGCAAATAGTATATTTCTCTCTTTATCTTTGTTTCAATTTTTCTCCTATTTTTTTTAATTCATTTGTAAATTGTTTTCCACCTTTTTGTTTATTAGAAAATAAAAAATCATAAACAGAAAATCTATTTTTTTTATCTACTTTATTACAAATTTTGATTGCTTGCTTATTAGTAACTAATTCTGATAAATCTTCTGGTTTAATGGATTTAAAAATATTAATAGAAACTACTCCCCAAATAATTAAACATAAAGAAATAATACAAACAATTCCTTCAACGACTCCCAGATTTGCAAAAGCACTTAATACAATAAAAGCACTAGCAAATGACATGATATAAACTTTATAAAAATTAAACATATCTTTAATTAATGTAAATACATCAGATGATTTATTATTCATTTCAGATTTAAATGAAACACATGAAAACAAACACCATGTAAACGTAACAAATGGTAATAGTGGAAGACCACCCAATAGAACAAAAAATATTATTACAAATAAAATGACTAATAATACAGCCATCATGTAATTAAATGGACTAAACATAGTAACGGATTCCCATAAAGGCACTTTATCAGTATTTGCATTTGTGTTTGTCTTAAAAAACCAACTCATTTTTGAAAACCATAAATATATCAAATAAAAATTATCTAATATAACAATTAATGTTCCTATAAATGATGTGATAATTGGTCCAAATAATAATATAACAATTTCTGGTGCTCCGTTTAATGAATTAAATATATAATTAATACATGAATAATTGAATGCAATTAATGATTCAATAATAGAAATAAAATAGTTCGCTAAAAAATAAGAATTCGGTTCATTTTTGTAATCTCTAAATAAATCAATAATCATATTTTTAAAATTATATTTGTCGTGTGGAAAATTAATTTTGGTAGATAAAGGTGGATTGGAAGAAGTAATAAAAACATTTGATTCAATAGAATCAATACTAGCTTTATTATCTGTATAAGGGTAACAATTTGTGTCCGAAGGCAAAATGTTTGATTGAGCTAATTTACAAGCATATAATACAAATCCACTTAGACCAAAGTAAGAAACCACCATTAAAATTAATATGATTGTGGTTAAAATAAATTTTACCAATCCAGATGCTCTATCTTTCATGGAAATTTCATCATTATTTTTATTTTTTTTTTCATCAATTGTTTTTGTATCTGACATTACTTATAATAAAATAATATAAAATTATTTAGAATTAAATATAACGATTCTTTCTAATTTACAAGAGTTTGATTTCTAAATAAATTTATTATACAAAGATGTAAAAAATATATTATTTATAAATAGTATATGAATATATCAAAAAAACAATATTATATTTTATTTTTAACATTTATAAGTTTAATACTTTTTAATCTCATATTTTTTTGGATTAACTATTTAGTTGAAAATCGATATATAGTAGAAGGTTTTGAAGAAAATAATAATAGTAGTAGTAATAATTCTACTACTAGTAATAATAATAATGAAACTGATCGTATTAAAGAACAAGATGAAAAAAATAATATTTTAGAATCTTCATTAACTAGCCACACAGTTAATATGCCTTTAACAACAAAATATTCATGTAATAATTTTTGTGGTCCACCATCTAGATGTTCTATCACAGGAGATCAATGTACTTCAGATGTTGATTGTCCTGGTTGTCTACCTTATGAACCAAAAAAAACGAAAGATGCTGTAAATATTCCTGGCGATAATGATGCAGGAAAATTAACATTTAATATAACTCCAACATATTCATCTTTAACTACGGATATTGGAACACAGGCAAAATTAGTGACAAATGATAAATTTGCAAAACCTGCCATGCCTGATTTTGGTGTGGATACTTGGAAATCATCTTTTGACAAAGATACCAAAGAATTTAACAATGTGTATAAACCAAACAAGTTAGAAAATATGCCTAATTATAAAATCCGATATAGTTTATCAGGTGAGTTTATTGATGAAGGTCCGTTACCATCCAATGCTTATTTATCGTAATTATTTATCAATAGTAACCTCTTTTGAAATTTTTTTAATGATTTTGTCTTCTTTTTCCAAATCATTATCACCATGACCTCCCATTGCTTCAATAATCAATTTATTATAATGATCTGAATGTTTGGAATAAGATTTGATACAATCAGGATGTTTATCTTTGAATTGTGAAATCAATCTTGAATTTTTATGAGCGACATGTTTAATTACTTTTCTCATTTTTTTCTTTTCTTCATTTTCTTTTTCCCATTTATCTTCGTCTTTTACATATAATACTTCTCTCTTGATATCACTGCAATGAATTGGTCTTTGAGTTACATCTAATGCTTTCAAATTGGTTGTAATAATATTTGAAATACCCTCTACAAATCCAAGTTTTCCCACATTTTCCAAATCTGATAATTGTAATTTAATAGAATCTACAAAATCCATAATATTCATTGCGTCTTTACAGGTTTCATTTAAAAAGAATTGTAAATTAAATGTTTTATTGTGAGAATTAGTATTATGTGTTCCATTTTTAATTACTTCCATCATAAGATTTTTCATTTCACTATTTTCTTTAATTAAAAGCATAATAAGTTCATTATCTGAAGGTTTATTATCTGTTTTAAGTGATTCTTTATCATTATCTTCATTATTTGATAAATTATGACATTTTTTATTGTGTCTCCATAATCCAGAAGCCTCTTTATATGTTTTTTTACAAATTGTACATATATGAGGAGATGTTATATTTTTGCAACTTTCTGCAACATTTTCATTGACAATTATTGATTTTAAATGTTTAGATGTGGAATAATGTTTATCCATACTACTTTTTCTATTCGTTTCATACTTACAAGTTTCGCAAAAAAAATTAATGCAACTTTTAACATCTTTTTTATTGACATTCATTGATATATATTGTCAATAAAAAAGTTGCTAAATTATTTTCCAAAAATATAATAAATTTTGGAACTTTTGGAACTTTTTTCGTTGTTAATCGTTGTTTTTAGATAATTAGATCTAAATATTTATTTATATTTTATATTATTATATTATCATTATAATAAGAAAAAATTATTGTGTATTAATTTCGGAACTTTTTGGAACTTTTTCGTTGACAAAACGTTGTCAAATGATGCCAAAATGTTGCATTTATATTTTTGTTTACAACTTTTGCAACTTTTGCAACTTTTTGCAACTTTTTATTGATATTTATTGATTTTAGATAATTAGATGTATAAAAATAGATTATATTTTGTTATATTTTACTGGATATATAATAATAATTTTCAAATATACAAATCAAATGCAACTTTTTTGCAACTTTTTATTGAAAAATATTGATAATTATTGACAAAATTGGACAACGGAAAAAGTTCCAAATTTAATTTTCCTAAAAAAAAAATAAAAAAATAAATTTTGAAAAAAAATATCGTAACACTTTTGAATTACTTTTTTTTCTATTGACACCATAAGAATTTTTATGGTGTCATTATTTTTTTTAATTTTTTTAATTTTTTTTTCCAAGAGTATTTTACTTTTTCGAAAAATGGACAAAAAAAATGTCCAAAAATGAAAATTACAGAAAAGTCTTGGAAAAAAATAAAAAAAGTAAAAAGTTCTTTAAGTTACTTTGAAAAAATATTATTTATCCACAATCACTTCCTTCGCGACTTTTTTAATAATTTTATTTTCCTTTTCTTGATCATCGTCTCCTTTGCCACCCATTGCTTCAATAATCAATTTGTTATACTTATCTGAATACTTTGAATGAGATTTATTACAATCAGGATATTTATCTTTAAAATCAAATATTTGTTTGGTGTTCTTTTTTGCAATGTGTTTAATTGCATTTCGTATTTTGGGATTCCCATCGGTTTCCTTGTCCCACTTATCTTCGTCTTTTACATATAATACTTCTCGCTTGATATCTGTGCAATGTAATGGTCGCTCATGAACTTCTAATCCTTTCAAATTTTTAATAATAATGTTTGACATTCCATTAATGTAACCCACATCTCCCATATTTTCCAAATCGCTTAGCTGCAGTTGAATTGAATTGACAAAATCAGTAATATTCATAGCATCTTTACATGTTTCATTTAAAAAGAACTGCAAATTAAATGTTTTATTATGTGAATTATTATTTGTTGTATTATGTGTACCATTTTTAATTACTTCCATCATTTGACTTTGTAATTCCGCATTTTGTTTCAAGATAGACATGACAAATTCTTTATCAAAGACAAAATCATTATTCGTATCTGTTGTATTATTCGTATTTGTTGTATTATTCGTATTTGTTGTATTATTCGTATTACTATTTTGGTTACATTTTTTTTTATGAGCATAAAGTGTAGAAGAATGTTTATATATTTTACCACAATCACATACATATGTTTTTGTATCACTTTTAATAGATGTAGGATTTTGTAGGATATAATGTTTATTAGTTAATGTATGTTTTATATATTCACTATTTTTACTGCATTTATAGTTACAATTTTCACAAAAAAACTTATAAGATATTTTTGGAGATTTTTCTATTGGAAACATTCCTATATAAATCCTATATTAAAAATCTCCTAAATTATTTTTAAAAAAAAACAATAAAAATAAATTTCTGAAAAAAATTATCGTAACAAATTAAAACCGACAAAATATTCAATGACACCATAAGAATTTTTATGGTGTCATTATTTTTCTATGTTTTTTTAATTTTTTTTTTCCAAGAGTATTTTACTTTTTTCAAAAATGGACAAAAAAAATGTCCAAAAATGAAAATTACAGAAAAGTCTTGGAAAAAAATAAAAAAAAGATTAATTTTATATAATAAATTCCCAAAGTAACTTAAAGAATTTCTTAAGTGGCGTACATGAGGGCCGCATTTCCGCCGACAAATGTCACCATATTGATTCTCTCTTCCATCACATATAAATCAAAATTATAGTCATAGATGCGCCAGGTAGGTTTATTAATTCCAATAATTTCGCCTGAATTTTCGTCACATATGGTTAATACTTGTGCATATGGATCCAATGGAGGTGTAATCGTAGTAACTTCAAACTCAACATTTGTAAATCTACTCATATTCATTGCTCCTGATGGCTGTAAAGAATATGGTGAAGTATCAAGACAAAAATTGTAACAATATAATCCATCGGGAGCATTAGCGCCAGTACGAACATATTTTTCTACATAGTTAAACACTTCTTCAGGCAAAATATTTTCTCTGTATTCACCATCTAAGAGAATACCAAGTGCAACTAATATTTGCTTATTATTTTGTGGATTATATACTCCACTTAACATAAGTCCTGATAATGTTCCATCTGGGTTTAATCCAGGACCTAGTGTCTTGTTTGGACTACTTGTATCTGGATTTGGATAATCACCTGTAGTAGAGGCTTGATAAGAAGGACTTGGAAGATAATTATAAGGCCAATTTGAATAATTAGACCATTCATTTCTTAAATTTGCATCACTTCTTCTAAAATAAAATAACCAAGATGCCACCATTCCAAGAGAATCTAATTGCAATCTATTTTGTCCTGTGACATTATAAAATTTTTTTTCATAAACTTGACGAATTAAATATTTTTGTTCATTTTTTGCAAAAAGAGTTGCTTCGTCATTTGAGAGAAAACAATAGGTACAATTTAAATTAATATCTGCATTCCATATACTTCTTGTATCAACATAAGATAAAGGACCTAAATCTTCATCTGGAGGTGTTTGTAAAAAACGATACATTTGCATATAATTTTGATTGAAGTTTGGCGCTATATATGGATAATTATTAGCATAATCTGCTACATCACGTATTCTAAATAGTTCATTAATTGGACGAATCGTAATGGAGATTTGAAGTTCATTATATTGTAATGAAACTAAAGGAAATGCCATTTGACTTTTTAAGCAAAACCATGAACTTAAAGGAACATATAATAATCTTCCATTAATAGAAGGTTGTGCACCTGCTGGACTAGTTGTATAAAAAGCATTTGGATAAGAGTTTACATAAGATCCAGAACTAGCTGGGTCATTTAACTCTGGAACATTTCCTATCATTTTATTAAATAGTGTTAATTTACTTCCAGTAGCATCTCTCTGTGTGGAACTTAACACATATTCACCTGAATACTCTTGTAATTTTTGATTTCCACAAGTAATGGTAATTCTGCTAATCATTTGAGCACCAATATTATCTATCCATTTGAATTCGTATGGTGCCCAATCTGTGTATGTGGTTGAACCATCTGAATTTGTCACTTCAAGAGGTGGTAAAATAGGACTCCAAATATTCGGTAATGTAAATGATAGGTAACAATCCATTAATAAATCCGCATATCTTTTGATTTTGAAATTAAAGGTAGATTCAGCAGTCAAATTTAATGTAGGTGTTCCTTCATAATCTATTCTGAAATTTTGTTTTCCAAAATTTGTATATTTTGCATAAGTTGCTTTCCAAAAAGTTTTACTAGGATTTCCATTTAAAATAACATTTTGTTGTCCTTGACTAACTAAATTCATTAGACCACCTGCCATATTTATTAATATATACTAATAAATATTATTTAATTGTTTTGATTATGAAATAATAATATATTATTTATTATTATATATTAGATATATGACATCAACAAATTCTTTAAGCGTAATTTCAAATATGAAAGAAGACTTTGTTTCGAATATTATTTTGGGAATTATATTTCTTTTCTTATTAATAATGATTACTTATTATATTTATATTTATAGACTTGAAAATTCAGAATGTAACTATATGAATAACTTGTACAAAAAAATAGATGGTAATTTGCGATCTATTGATCCAAATGATCCTGATTGTTCTGGAAATTTATATGATTATTATATAAAAACAGCATACAATGCATGCTCTGGTGGCAGTTATAAAAATGATTTTGTAAATATATGTAATTTAAAAAGTGTTCTTAAAAATGGTGTCCGTGGTTTAGATTTTGAGATTTATTCGATTGATAATAAACCAGTTGTTGCAACAAGTACATTAGATAGTTATTACGTAAAAGAAACATTTAACTATGTAACTTTTTCAGATGTTATGCATACAATAAGTAATTATGCATTTGCGAGTGGAACTGCTCCTAATTTTTCAGATCCTATTATTATTCATCTAAGAATTAAAAGTAACAATCAGAAAATGTATAGCAATTTAGCGAAAATTTTTCAATCCTATGAAAATATTATGCTTGGAAAAGAATATAGTTTTGAAACTCGTGGAAAAAATCTGGGAGCGGTTCCATTAGTTACATTTATGAAAAAAATAATTTTAGTTGTTGATAAAATTAATAATGCTTATTTAGAAAACGAAGACTTTTTGGAATATGTAAATATGACTAGTAATTCCATTTTTATGCGTGCATATAATTTTTATGGTGTAAAAAATAATCCTGATATTAATGAATTGACTGATTTTAATAGAAGAGGAATGACAATTGTTTTTTCAGATTCTGGTGTAAATCCTATTAATTCTAGTGGAATCCTCTGTAGAGAAGCTGGATGTCAAATGGTTGCAATGCGTTATCAATATGCAGATAATTTTTTGGCAGAAAATAATTTATTTTTTAATAGATGTGGATATGCATTTTGTTTGAAACCTGAAAGATTACGATATGTTCCTGTAACGATTCCAGAACCCATTCCACAAAAACCAGAATATTCTTATGCTACTCGTAATGCATCTACTGATTATTACAATTTTAATTTTTAAAAAATACGGAATTAAATAGAAAAAAACAATTTAAGAAAAAAATATATTTGTTAATATTATAATGTATTCTTTTTTTTCAAAAACCAATCCAGGTCGTAAAAATTATACTACCAAAAAAGGTGATAAAGTTTATCACAATAAAGGTCACTATGTAAGAAAAACACATCGTCCTTATAGTTATCATAAGGGTTCCTTATCAAAGACACGTAAAGGAAGAAAAGACTTTACTACCAAAAAAGGAAGTCGTGTATTTCATCGTAAAGGACATTACGTTCGTAAATCACGTAAACCTTATATGTAAGAACGTAATAGATAAAATAAAGTAAAGAATTATGTTTTACATTATATTTATATAATTTTTATATAAATATATTTAAGAATGTCAATCTTGATTTTGTTTGATGTAGATGGAACTTTAACTATTCCACGTAAAAAAATAGAAAAACCAATGGAAGATTGTCTACGACAATTAAGTTTAAAAAAAGATATAGAAATAGGTTTTGTTGGAGGTTCGGATTTGGAAAAACAAATAGAACAATTAACAGAAAAAAATTTCAAATATTTTACTTGGATGTTTTCACAAAATGGATTAAAATCTTTTTACAAACAACAACTATTTTATGAGAAAAATTTAGTTGAGTTTTTAGGAGAAGATAAATATAATTTTATTATTAATAATATATTATTTTGTTTATCCCAATTAAAGATACCTAAAAAGAGAGGCAATTTTATTGAATTAAGAAGCGGTTTAATAAATGTTTCACCAATAGGAAGAACTTGTAGTCAATCAGAGAGAGAGGAATTTAATGAATTAGATAAAAAATATGGTTATAGAGAAGATTTAATTAAAAATATTAAAATACAACTAGGTGATGTTGCAAATGAATTTAATTTCTCAATTGGAGGTCAAATTAGTTTTGACATGTTTCCGAAAAGTTGGGATAAAACATTTGCACTACAATTTGTAGAAAATAAATATGAAAAAATATATTTTTTTGGAGATATGGTTCATGAGGGAGGAAATGATTATGAAATATTTCACGATAAAAGAGTGACTGGGTTCAAGGTGAATGATTATACAGAAACTATTTATATAGTCAATGATCTTTTTTTACAATAATTTTTATAATTTATAAATTATCAATTACTGCTCTTCCTTTATCCAATGACCAATCTTTTTCTGGTCTATCTACTTTTTCATTTCTTTCTATTATTGCTTCTAATACATATGATTTCATTCCAACCTTATTCATTTCATATTTTAAACTAGATGTATCCTTTGGAAAACAAGTTCCACCAAAGCCATTTTTTCCGTCATGTCCTGGAACATTTGTATGACTATGTAGTATTCGATCATCATTGGCAGCAACCTTTCTAACATTTTCATAATTTACATTCATTTTATTACAATATTCATATATTTCATTACAAAAAGACACTTTTGTAGCTAAATAACAATTACGAAACATTTTAATCATTTCTGCTTCTTTATTTTTTAAAAAATAAAGTGAATTATATTTTACACAATCATTTGTTACCGCTAAATCAAATAACTTACGAATTGTCTCTTCAAATAATATATCTTTTTCTTTAGATAATCCTAGTAAACCAAAAATCCAATCTTTATTATTAATAAAGTCATTTATGAAATTTTTTTCTGTTAAAAATTCAGGCATAAAATAGCATTTTAATTCATCACTAGTTCCAACTGGAATAGTTGATCTTAATACAACAAAACCATTATAATTTATATTTTCTATTTCTTTTAAAACATTTTTAACAATATTTAAATGACATGATCCATCTTTATTCATAGGAGTAGGAACACTAATAAATATAATTTCACATTTATTTAAATCATTCAATACTAATCCTTTTGGATTACATAATTCAGCATTAATATCATAAGCTAAAATATCAATATCTTTACATTTTAGTTGATTTGTAGCTTTTCCTACAAATCCATTTCCTATAATTCCAATTTTCATTTTATATAATTAATGTAATTTATATTTATATTTATATTTATATTTATTATATTGTGTTTATATTTAATATAAATAAAATTACATTAATTATATAAATGAAGACAATTTTAGTAACAGGAGGTGCTGGATTTATTGGTTCTAATTTATGTGAACGACTATTAATAGAAGGTAATCGTGTTATTTGTATTGATAATTTATACACTGGAAGTATTGAAAACATAAAACATTTATTAGAAAATGAAAGTTTTAAATTTATAAATCATGATATTATTTTTCCTGTAGAAATAGAAGAACCAATTGATCAAATATATAATTTGGCATGCCCTGCATCGCCTCCAAAGTATCAAATTGATCCTATTTATACTTTAAAAATAAATTTTATAGGAGTTATGAATTTATTAGAGTTAGCTAGAGAGAAAAAAGCATCTATTTTACAATCATCAACTTCAGAAATTTATGGTGAACCAGAGGTGTCTCCACAAGTTGAGAGTTATCGTGGAAATGTAAATACGATTGGAATAAGAAGTTGCTATGATGAAGGAAAAAGAGTCGCAGAAACATTATTCATGGATTATTATAATAAATATAATATAGATATAAAAATTGCAAGAATATTTAATACTTATGGTCCTAGAATGGATAAAAATGATGGAAGAGTAGTATCCAATTTTATAAATCAAGCATTAACAAATAAAAATATTACACTCTATGGAAATGGTGATCAAACTAGAAGTTTTTGTTATGTTGAAGATCAAATAGATGGATTAATAAAGTTGATGAATACTAATTATCATTTTCCTATAAATATTGGAAATCCTCATGAAATATCCGTAAAAGAATTGGCAGAAAATATATTGAAAATAATAGAATCAAAATCAAACATTAGTTATTGTTTATTGCCTTCTGATGATCCAACAAATAGAAAACCAAATATTAAAAGAGCTAAAGTAATTCTTGGATGGGAGCCAAAATATGATTTAGAGACGGGATTAAAAAAAACAATTGAATATTTTCAATCTTTATAGAATAAAAAAATAAAATATAAAAATATTTTTATAGATATAATAAAAATGTTATTAGAAAAGTATAATTATATTGATGAAAAAATTTATAGAAAAATTGATAATAAAAAAAAAGTTTCTTTTAATTTGTTTACAGAAATCATTTATATTCCAAAATATGAAAAACACAATAATTATGATCATGAAAATTTATGGTGGTCTGACTATGAAATGCAGATAACTAGAATTACAACACGTGATGAGATTTTAACACTTCTTAAGAAACATGTAGATATGACTTTAGATCAAGCAAAAAAATTACTTTATCAACCTAATAACATATCATTTAATAATAAAAATTTTTTATAAAAGTAAAAATTTTTATAGAAATATAAATTTTTTATAAAAATATTATTCTTATATAAGAAGAATGAAAAATATTAAAAATAAAAATATTTGCAATGGGTTAAATTTTAGCGAATGTGAATTAGCTATTTTACGTATAGCAGTAGATAAAGCAGATGAAAAAGTAGCTAGACGTGTTGTAAATTCAGAGGATATTAAAAAAATAATTAGTATTGTAGAAGATTTCATCAAACAAAAAAATTTAATTTGTTATGGAGGAACCGCAATCAATAATATATTGCCTAAGACAGAACAATTTTACAATAAAGAAGTAGAAATTCCAGATTATGATTTTTTTACTCCAAATCCATTAAATGACGCAAAAGAGTTAGCAAATATTTACTATAAATTAGGATTTACGGATGTTGAAGCTAAATCAGGAGTACATCATGGAACCTATAAAGTTTTTGTTAACTATATTCCTGTTGCAGATATAACCTATTTACCAAAAGAAATATTTAATTCTTTGAAAAAAGAATGTATTCGTGTTGCAGGAATACTTTATGCTTCACCTAATTTCTTACGCATGTCTATGTATCTTGAATTATCTAGACCAGTAGGAGATACAAGTAGATGGGAAAAGGTGTTAAAACGTCTTACATTATTAAATAAGAATTATCCATTAAATGCAGAATGTGATCATGTTGACTTCCAAAGAAAAATGGAAAATAATGTAGTGAAAGAAGATGAAATCTATGAAAATGTTAAAACGACTCTTATAAATCAAGGTGTTTTATTTTTTGGCGGTTATGCAATCACATTGTATTCGCAATACATGCCGAAAAATTTACAAAAACAATTGGAAAAATTTCCTGATTTTGATGTTTTGTCCAATGATCCAGAAACAACTGCAGAAATAGTAAAGGAGAGACTAAAAGATATAAATATTCATAATGTAAAGATTATAAAAAGAAAACCGATTGGGGAAATAGTTCCTCTAAGCTATGAAATTAAACTAGGGGTTGATACTATTGCATTTATTTATAAACCGATCGCATGTCATAGTTATAATATAATAAATATTAATGGTGAAAAAGTAAAGGTTGCAACGATTGATACTATGTTGAGTTTTTACTTGGCATTTTTGTATACAGATAGACCATATTATAAAGAATATTCAGATCGTATTTTATGTATGTCTAAGTTTTTATTTGAAGTTCAAGAAAAAAACAGATTGGAACAAAAAGGTTTGTTAAAACGATTTAGTATTATTTGTTATGGACACCAAGAAACATTAGAAGAAATAAGAGAACATAAATCTGCAAAATATAAAGAATTAAAACAAAAAAATGATAAAAAAGTATTTGAAGAATGGTTTTTAAATTATAAACCAGATGAAGAAGTAAATATGAATCATTTAAATAAAAAAGATAATATTCTTAATGATAAGAAATTTAATGATAAGAAATTTAATGAAAATAAATCTGATAAAAAGATAGAAAAAACAAAAAAATCTAATAAAAAGAAATCTAATAAAGCTAATAAAAACAAATTTTTAAATTTATTTGGAAAAAAGACAAGAAAAAATAAGAAACCTATCTACTAATAAATCTTTTTTTACTTATTAAATTCATTATATTTTTCAATTATAATATTGTCAAAAAATTCAAGACTATTTAATATTGCTTCATCCATATTAAAATATTTATAATTTGCTAATCTACCTACAAAGAAAACATTTTTTGATTCTTCCTTTTTTGCAAGTATTTTATATTCTTCATATAACTCTAAATTTTTTTTATTTGGAACAGGATAATAAGGTTCACCAATATCATTTGTTTTTTCACTTACAATAATAGTGTCATTTGATTTTTGATTTAGAAAATGTTTATATTCTACTATTCTTGTATATGGAACATCAATACTTGGGTAATTAACAACTGAATTAGGTTGGTAATAATTCATATTTTTTATTACTTCAATATTAAAATCAATACTTCTATACTCTAATTTTTCTAAATTAGGAAAATAGGAATCAACGGGACCAGTAAATATAACTATATCATAGTTATTATTTTTAATATGTTCAAAATAATCGGTATTTAACTTAACTTCAATATTTTTATTATCAAGTATTTTTGTAAAAAAATGTGTATACCCTTTTTCTGGTAGTGCTTGATATTTGTCATTAAAATATCTTGCATCAAAATTAGGTCTTATTGGTATTCTTTCTAATACTGATTTATCGAGTTCATTTGGATATTTATTCCATTGTTTGAATGTGTAATCTTTTATTAATTTTTCATATAATTTATTTCCTATTCTTGATTTTGCCATTTCTTCACTATTATTAATACTACTATATTTTACTTGATTTTTTTCTAACCATTTATTTACATCATTCTCATTTTGTAAATTTTCTTCACATAGTTCATTTATAGTAGTAATATTTACAGGTATTGAAACAAACTTATCATCTGTATAAGTTAATACTTTATGTTCCCATCTAATCCATTTATCAAAAGTATTTATATATTTCCATACTTCTTCATTATTTGTATGAAATAAATGTGCACCATATTTATTTAATAATATTCCTGTTTCATTATTGTAATAATCATAACAATTACCTCCTATATGATTTCTTTTTTCAATAATAGTAACATTATTATTAATCTTATTTGCTATTCTTTCAGCAATTACAACACCTGATAATCCACAACCTACTATTAAACAACTAGGCATATATTTATTATATCTATATTTATCTTTTAAATTATTTCGTTATAAATTCAAATAGTAAATCGTATTTTATACTAATTGAATGATAAATGAATATGTAAATAAACTAATTGAAAACTTACCAGACCATTTAAAAAATACGAATTTACCTTTAAAATTAGATATAATTTTAGATGGAGGACTTTTTAATGGAAGTTATCTTGTAGGTTGTTTATATTTTTTAAAAGAAATGGAAAAACGTAATTATATAAAGATAGAAAGGATTTCTGGTTGCAGTGTTGGATCAATTGTAGCATTTTTATATTTTATTGATGGATTAGATTTGATTTCAGATTTATACACGTCTATTCTTAATGATTTTAAAAAAAAACATAATTTAGAATTTATTAAAAAATTAAAAAATTACTTATCTACTAGAATTCCAGATGACATTTGTAGTCGAATAAATGATAAACTTTACATTACATATAATAATATTAAAAAAGGAACCAAGATTGTGAAATCTAATTATAAAAATATAGATGAAATTATTAATACGATTATTAAGTCATGTTATATTCCATATTTAATTGATGGAAATATTTTATACGATAATAAATGTATGGATGGAATTAATCCATATATTTTTAATAAAGAAGTGAATAAAAAAATATTATATTTAGATCTTTTTGGCTTTGATAAAATAGGAAATTTATTGAATGTTAAAAATGAAAAAACAAATTTTCACCGCATTCTTTCTGGACTATTAGATGTCCATAGTTTTTATATTAAACAATCTAATACACAAATGTGTAGTTATGTAAATGATTGGTCTCTTCGTAATATTTTATTTAATTATATAAAATTGTTATTTGAAAAAATTTGTATTTATATTGTCTATTTTTTAGTATACATTAAAAAACATATGTCAAAAGAAATAGAAGATTCTATATTTTACAAGATATTTTCACGTGTCACCAAGGAGATATTTGTAATACTATTGGAAACTTATTGTTTGTAACTTTTAACTATTTATACTTTATTATCTGTT